TAGTGCACTCTGTCAACTGACCACCGGCTACATCATAGGCCAGCTTGATATCGTCAATAACATCAGCCCATTCCTCGGTAGACTCTGCGATCTGAAGTGCAGCCTCACACAAATCAGTATTTGGCCTGGTCAAACAGTCTTGACCGCTGGATTGGATCACAAATGCAGTGGTATTCCGTAACGATTTTATTTCACCCTGCGTTACAGACAGCGTCTGGATAAATGTTTGCGGATCCGGCGGGTTATTGTTGATCTCGTTCATTGTAGCGCAGGCCGACAATAAAACGGCCAGGGCTACGAGTGACAACCTGATAATTTTCACGATATTCCCCTCCTATTTTGCCAATGGTTTATTGATGCCGCTATCAATCACCCAGCCAGCGGTCACAGCCTGAGTCACCACCGCCATCCATGTTGCGCCTGCAAATATGTCACCCTGCATGGCACCCCACCAGGACAACACGATAAAGCCGAGCGCCCCGAAAGAGTTGGCCTGATTCCCGAATATCCAGTATTCAATCGGGTTCCAGCTCACATCACCCCGGTAAGCCTTTTTGCTCCAGTGCAGCAGCGCACCAATAACCATGCCCACCAAAAACACCAGGTATGGATGTGTCGATATGTACGTTTGTAGCTGTTCCATCGTTTACTCCTTCTTTTGCTTATGAATAGGCTCGTGTCAACCAGCCCTTAATGTATTTCTTGCTCAGTGGTCGCCGCGCAACGATCTGACGATAGACGCCCGCCGCTTCGCTGCGCATTGCAGCCAGCAGCTGCTCCGGATTCACGCTGTTGACCGCCCTGAATGTCTTTGGACCCAGAATCCCGTCATCAACCAACATAAAACCCACTGCCCGTGCAGCGCGCTGCAGGCATTTATGCGCCTGCCCTGCCCCCATGTTGATCGACAGATCCAGCACCTTGGTGGCCAGGCTCTGCACACGGATATGGTTATAGCCATAGCGGTACCACCACTGAGTGCGATAAACCTCGACGGCATCGGCCAACAACATGATGCGAATATCGTTCGCATCAACATCACCGTCATGATCAAGGTCCCCGTCAAGCCAGCCGTCACCATCTTCATCCTTGATCGATCGCAGGTAGCGCAATGACAGCCCATAATTTGTCGCGCCGCCCGGGTCATCGGGATCCTCCACCAGACCACCTTCATGGTGTAGTACTGTTTCTATAGAAACATCGAATTCACTCATGACGCCCCCTTCTTTTCAGGCAACAAAATACCGTCGCAATCGTTATCTCAACCGAAGCAATGCCCCGCCCATATTTAATCCGTAACCACTTTCCTTTGTGAGCACGCCGCTCACATGCTGCGCAAATGGCTTCACCTGCCCGACACCCCCGCACCCGCCAGCCTGGATAACAAATAATGTGTTATCCAAATTAACCTCGGGCCGGTCTGTCGATGGGTGGTAAGCAAAGCCAGCACGCAAAGCACACCCACTGACGCTAATCGCAGCAACAAGCAAGAGCGTGGCCTTCCCCATCATTTTGGCAACAAAAAACCCGCCGAAGCGGGTCTTGTTTTTTTCTTTACAGTGGCGAGTCGTCACTCGCTCTCCGACCCACCACCAACCCCATCATCAGGCTCGCCCGGCGCCGGTGTATTCTCTTTAATAAAATCCACACCACTCAAAAATGCCTGACAGGTATCAATTACAATGTCGGCCTCTTTAATGACACGCAGTGCATCATTTTTTCGCTGCAAGGCATCAAACAGCTTTTCATTTTGCAAGATCAGCTGATTTTGCATTTTCATCTGTCGATTCTCTTTTTTATTCACCACGCCCCCTTATTAAACAATCGGCTTAGGATGTTTTGTTTTAATTGTCGCAATATCCGACAAAAGCATATTCATTAACTCAGGTCGCCCCGCCTCTTTTTCGGTGATCGCTTCCAGCTGCCTATGTATTGGCCACGCATCTAATATGTCACGTTGACGTAGCTGATCGAATGTCGGGGCCGGTATTGCCGGAGGCGTGTACGGGATAATTCGCTTAGCCATATGGTCATAAATTGCCGTATTATCGACCAGGGCAAGCCACTCATCATTTGTTATTTCAATCGCTTCAGGCGGTATGGTTTTGTGAACCCTCGTATCATAATGGCCCGTAGGAAATCCATCCGTGTCGAATGTGGATTTTTTCATTTCAATAACCTATCGCAATCCAGAAAGCGGCCGGGTCACGACCAATCTTCACCTGGCTGGTTGAAATTATCTCAGCAGTACTGTAATTAGTTGCGGCAGCCCCGGAACTTCGCCTTATGCAGCCAACAACTGACAGGCATGCCGTTGGAAACGTAATCGGCAGCGTAACGGTGACATATCCGGCCCCGCCGCTCGATACCTGCCCCCATTGAACAATCAAACCATTGCTTAGGTTTATATAACCAGACGTAGCCAGCGACATTCCGACTTCGGATAAAATCTCATTCCATGTTGTAGAGGTGTCCTGATTGATGAACACCCTGGCGTGAGCGGGGGCCGACACCTGGCCTTTAACATGGATAGCCCCGGCATGTGCTGAGTGGGTTGGCAACGATCCTGTAACAAACGGAGAAAGGCGCAAATGTCCTTTTGCACCTGAACCAACGACGAATTGGCCAGCATAACCCGCCCCTGATACGCCTCCATAAACACCCGCGCCCGAAACAGTTTCCCCAATAACTCCGTACTTGGAGCTGCTAAGTCCCCATACTCCGTGAGCAGCAATCGTTGACAGCCCAAACTTTCCGATGACATCATCAGCGCCATAACTGTTAAGGCCGATTGAGGCCATAATGTTATCTGAAGCATCATAAAACCTCGCCTCATCGGTCACCGTGTCAACAATAAACCGTTTTCCGCTGGCCGCCGTTCGCAAGGTCGAGCCGGTAATGGTGCCGGCCACGATTTTACCTGCCTCAGCGGTCCCGCCCAGATCGGCGTCATCGGCCAGCTGGCTGGTGTAGGTGTAATCGTTGGCTATAATATTCCACGACGTACCATTATGCTCATGGAGCACAAAGGTATCGGTCTTATACCACAGGTCGCCAGCAGTACCTGCAGGCTCGCTCGTCTGCCGATAAATTGTGTTTTGCGTTGCGCCCGTCGCAATGCCGCCCAGCTTTGTCGACAGCGTGCCGGTGGTGAAGCTACCCGACAACCAATTAGAAATATAACCGGCTGAGTTGAGCGCGCTGATCCGCACATTATAGGTTGTATCATCCTTTAATAGCGGGATGACAATGCTGGTATCAATGCGGCTGTGCGTCTTACCAGCGGGCTGGTAATCAGAATCGGTCGATAACTTATACTCGACATCGTAACCGACCACCGAGGTATCAGCCGTTAATGTCCAGCTGATCAACTGACCCATCACCTCGAGGCCATCGGTGGACGTTGTCAGAAAATCAGCCGCCACCAGGGCCGTCGGCGGTGCGACGGTTGTCAAGTCACCAACACTACTGACAGCGATCACCTCAGGCGTGGTCCCTGTTGCGTTTTCTATACCGAATATCGAAACGCCGCGCGCCATGAACTCATACGTTACGCCGTCCCGAGCAACAATCTGCACGGCCTCATTGCTGGCCCCGGCCGCCACCCTGGTCCAGGCCGTCGTGCCTTGCACACGATAATAGACGTTGGCATAGCTGTAATTACCATCGGTCGGCGGGGTGATCGTCACCTCGATCGAGGATAAATTACCCGCCGCAGATATTGGCGTGTTGGTGTATTCAGCCAGCGCGATCAATAACGGGTTGCTGGTCGCGGCCGGCACATCTTCCTGCGGCGCGATATTTTCCGGTACATATTGATAATGAAAGTTTGCCAGGCGCTGATCACCACCACCCAGGCCGACAAAATAACTCGAATTACCAGGGATCGACGCATCGTCATAAATCGGCTTTGAGATCCGCGTGCCCTGCACCGGCGTTGCGCCGAGCAATGCGGTCAGGCGATTATTAGGGATCGCCACCCCCTCACCATCGAGCAACACCAGGCACGCACCCGGCGCACCACCGCCACCCGAGCCGGCATAAAGCCCGAAAAATGCCGTCTGCCCACCCAGCGACCCATCGGTGCCACTCAAATCAATCGAGCCACTCGCCCCGTGCGAAAACCCGCGACAAACAAACATCAGACCGGCACCACTGGCACCGCCGGCGCCACCATTGGCCGACTCTGCAGGTGGTGTACCGCTTGAGCCGATACCACTGCCGCCGGACGTGCCGCGCAGATCCGTCGGGATCCCGCCCACGCTGGCGCCATCACCGTTAGTCAGGGTCAGATCCGGGAACGTATCAAACAAGCCCCGCGCCAGGTCGGCCTGCTGACTGGTATAAGTCGAAATCCACGCCGCAATCACCAGGTCAACACCACCACCGGCGCGCGTGGACCCGACAAACCCTGGCACACCCGGCGTCTCGCTGGCCGTCACACCAGGTCGGCCCGCACCTACGCCATCCCATGCGCCGTTGTTTTGTATGTGCCCCTTGGCCCGCACCTGGACGTTTTGCGTAATTGTCACCGTGACACCGCTATCGATCTGCAGCGGGCCGTTGTAATAATAAATCGCGGCCGCGTTAGTGATATCGGCATGACCAGGCAGCGTACAATCTGCCTGAATATGACCGACGCCACCGGTGGCGGTAAATGCGCCGGGGTAATTCGTGTCGAGATACCCCTGCAGCTCAATGCCCGCCGACGTGTAATAACTGTCAGCCAGCGCCTGCGCTGCCAGTGTTGGCGCAATGGCCTGCGCCTTTTCAGCCGAGCCAAACAGATCAAGCGTGACCTGCCCTGTTAATGAGTCAATGCGTGTGCCCTGGACCTCAAAGGCGCGATCGAGGGTCGTAGTGTCTCCGGTAAAATCACGCACATGCGCCATCGTCACCCGATCGATATCACCGACCTCGACCGTGTTGAGACGATCAAACGCGCGCACACTCATGCGCAACGGCGGCCCAGCGTAACGACTGCGCAACGCATCAAAACGCTGCGATAAAAATGCTTGTGTATGACGCGACCCATGCAAGCCGCGAAACTCCAGCGTCAACCGCTCACCCAAACCGTGACGGCTGATCGAGCCGTTATCCTGCAACAAATACTCGCGCGTTGTTTTTTCGCCGATCGGGTCATAATTCCACTTGACGATCACCTGGTTGTGAACCGATCGCATATCGTGGGTCAGCGGCTGAGTCTGCACGACATTACTACTATCAAGCACCACCGAGTGAGGTGCATCGGATAACACGCCCGACATCCGGCGCAAACCCAGCGCGCCGTCACTATAAACCGGGCTAAACGCACCTAGCAGCTGATTGATCTGCTCCTCGATGAACTGCTTACCGTCTTGCTTTTCTTCACGCACAAAGCGCAGATTTATGCCCACCGTGTCATCGGCAGGATCCCACCAGTCAACACCGATCCCGGTAAAGTCGGACGCCCTGACATAAATCGGATCGATGTTAAGGTGCCAACCATCCGGCAAGGTTTTACCAGGCTGACCATAAAGCTCACCTGTCAGCAACGCATAAGCGAGTTTAGGCGCGGGCATTTCCAGGTACACGAGCTCGGCGACTTCGGGCTTGCGATCATCATCGGCACCGGCGTCGACCTTGTGCTCAGCCCGCTTGGTACTCAATGCGCCACGGGTCACATTACCAAAGGCGTTGGCCGTAATGTTGGCCACTGGACAGCGGATCGCCTCATCGTCAAGCCAGATATAGACCACCTCGGCACCCGGTGCATCGGTATAGCTGGCACCATGCGCCACCGCCTGGAACTTGGATGTATCAATAACCGGGATAGTGGTGGCGTTTTCATCAATAGTTGCCGTCAATCGTGTCAGCGCGGTGTCGAAAATATCCTGCCGCACACTGCGCTGGATATCCGAACAGGACACCGTATAAACGCCCATGTCGACACTGATATTGTCGATGATCTGCGTCTGAAATAGCTCGTATTCTGACCAGGGCGCGCCCTCATAACCCCGATAAAAACGCAGGCGTTTTTTGCGCAAGCCGTTACCGCCGGCGAGCTTGGATGCGATCAGCGTCGTTACGGACTCACCACGATCGAGCAACGCAACAGTGATCGCCCCGATGGTGGCGATGGCCTTGATAGGGTCGAGTTTTTGCGAGATGGCGCTGACCGACTTGACCACGCCGTGCGTAACCACTGCCCCACCGGGCAATGCGGCATCACTGTGCGAGGTAAAATAGTGCAGGTCGGTGTTAGCCGTATCAAAAGCCACCTCAATGACATAGCGCGGCGACTTGTTGGGCGACTCATTATGAGCCGCAAAGACTGGATTATCCTGTCTCATATTTCACGCAGCGGCAGTCGCAAGGTATAGAAAAAAACGCCATCAGCCACCGGGAGAAAATCAGCGCGCGGCATTTCAACGGTCACCGGATTATCAGGCACCGCCACCGTACCCCAAGCGTCAAAGGTAAATAGCTCACCGCCCTCGACCGACGCAAAGAACTCCTCCCACTGCGGCAGGTCAGCGCGATCAAACGGCACCGTCAACAGATCCCAGCTGCGATCAACGCGCAGATATATCGTCTCAGGATCACCACCGATCGCCTGATTGCGCGCTTTATTAGGTGCGCGCCTTGATGCCAGTGGCGGCTGTATGCCGATCTCAATGGCATACTCGACCGTCGCCGTGTGCCCTGGAATGATCGCCCGCTTGGCGATATATTTAAAAACACTCATGCCTGCCGCACCACGGCAGCCTGTCGGCTGGTGCCGGAGAATATCACCTCATCACGATCGGCAATCATCCCCTTTAACGAAGCAAATACGCGTTGCTCCATAAAATCATCCCAACCATACACGTCACCGTGGAGATGGACCTCCAATTTCTTGACATCACCCTGGTCATTGGCCGCCGGCAGGCCCGTAACCGGGCTGGCATCATAGGTCGGCAGCGCAGCAGTACCGCCACCACCGCCGACAGAACCACCAGCGCCACCACCGCCATAGGATGACGACTCGATCGCGCGCACCTGCTCCAAACCAAGCAACAGGTGCCCGGCAGCCATAAAACCGGCCAGCGGCTGCGGGTACTTGGCCAACGTCTTACTGGCACCCTCACGGGCATTGTTTAGCGCAATAGCACCTGAGGAAATCTTGTTTATCTCAAAGGCGGCCCGACTGTGTGTTGCAATCGACCCGGTCATTGCCTCCATCTCACTTGCAACCGTTACCGCCTGACTTTTAAACGATGACTGCGTAAACCTTTGCATTTCATTGAGACCCTGGTGCCGGACCTTGGCCAGGTTATTCATCAGGATCGCCTGCTGACTTACCATTAAGGCATGACCACGCTCCTCACTGATCAACTGATCATCGACAGACTTTTGGATCATCTCAGCGCGGCGCGCATAGGACAGCGCGAGTGTCTCCTCCTCAAATAGCATCGTTTCTTGTAACTTCAACGCATTGGCGCGGGCCTTGTCATTCAGGGCCTGACCAACATCGGCACCCAGGTCACCAGTAAAGCCCTTGCCTTTCTTGACATCAAACTCGACCGTCTTGCCCTCCAGCAAATCAATCTGACCCTGCAGCTCTTGAGCAATCATCAGGCGCAACTCGGTCACCCGCTTATAACCAGCCTTGGCCTCGGCGAGATACTCATCACTGACATCGCCGAAGGTTACCTTTGACAAGGCCAGCTGCATGTCGGCACCGACCTCGCGCGCTGCGGCTCCGATCTCATAGATCGATATCTTTGCGCCCGACAGCGCCCGCTTTGAATAATTGACAGCATCCGGCGTACCCTCGGCCAGCAGGTTCAAATATTCAGCAGTTGCGGGCCCCGCCTCGGTCACGATGACATTGGCTACACCGCGAGCGGACGCCCCGATCCGAAACATGGCATCCTCCATCTCCTCGGAACGCTTGGCCGTGGTCTCGTCGATCGCATAACCGAGATCGCGCGCCCTTTTCGCAGCCTCACCTAGTGATTCGGCGCTCTCATCTATGATAGGGATCAGCACCCGTGATTCATCACCCATTAAAGCACTGATCGCAGCCATCTTTTGGCCGCGATCATTCAAGCCACGGATCGCATCGGCGTAACTGTTGAATAGCTCATCCGGACTTTGCTCTGCCAGGGCCTTGGTATCCAGACCGAGCGTTTTGAGCCATACGGCGGCAGCCCCGCCACCGGTGGTATTAAACTCACCCAGGCGCTTGGTCGCCTTAACCAGGGCCTCATCCATCGCCCCAACGCCGGCCGTGGTAAATTCCTGAGTAATATAATGCATCTCACCCAGGCGAGTGATATTAATACCCAGCTGCGCGGACTTTTTAGCCAACGCATCATTAGCCTCCAGAGTGGAATTGACCAGCCCGACCATACCCCGAACACCAGCCACACCCAGCAACACCCCACCGAGCTTGAGTGCTACACTGCCCAAGCCGTTAAGATTAGACTCAGCGCTCTTGACGGCCGCCTTGGTCGCATCCTTTGCGGTGATTGTATATTTTGACTCCGGCTTTCTCATCGTGCCCCCATTAGTTGATTGAGCAACTCCATCGCCTCCAGATAATCATTAGGCTGATTAAGCAAGCCCGGCTTGCCATCCGGGCATAACATGTGCCCCGCCCGATAATGGCTGTGCAGGCGTAACAGCGAGTGACTAAAGTCAGTGATCATCGGCAGCGGGCAGGTGTCGAGCTTTATTTTTTCGACACCGCCCTCGATGATCCATTGCTTATTGGGCGCCGGGTTACTGGCATCACAGTGCCGACCCCATTCACATGTTGCGCAGCCGAATCGCTTGGCATTGCGACTGACATCGGCTGCGATTATGAGTTTTTTCGGGATTCCTCGCCGAGCGTACTGGCCTTGATAATCTCAGTCGCCAGCTCAACACGATCAGCGACATGTATCAGGCAGTGATTCTCCAGTACTGCCTTGACCGGCCCCTGGTCATCACAAAAATTTTCCCAATCATCCAGACCGTAAATCAGTGTCAACGTCAGACCCCTGCCGGTGATATCCATATCGCCGAGCGCATTAAACGATAACTCGGGCCGCACGTTACCCATCTGTTCACCGTTGAGCTTGTGAACCTTAAAGCGGGTCGGGTCCGGGTCTTTTATTTGTGACTTCGGTGTGTACCAATACGGGGCGAACCCGCTGAGTGCTTTTATTGCCATGCGTCACCTCAATCGAAAACGATAGTCAGGGCGCCTTTAACGGCAAAACCGATCGTCTTGGTCAGCACCTCATCACGATCACCTGGTGCAACATCACGGTAATAGACATCCGTCGCCGCGATGCTGATCTTGTTATATTGCGTCGAACCCACCGGGCCGACATCGATGGTTTTGATCGTGCCGGCCTTCCATTCGCCAACCCAATCCTGCGTTGCGACCGTGGTGTCCTCAGGATCAAAAGATCCCGTCACCCCGCTATCACCGCGACCAGTAATGCGCGTCTCACCAAAGCCGTCGCTCGCGTTGGCATTGGCTGGCGTGTTCACCGCGTTATTGAGCTCAAAGGTCACATTGTTAATCACCGGCGTATATTCACCACCCAGGCCCTGGTCCAGCGTCATCGCCACACCGACAAACGGTGGTGGCTCGGTGCCGTCATAGGTACACGTCGGCAACGCCGCATCAACCGGGTCAACCGTATGACCGGTAAAGGTAACATTCACCAGCAGATCATCGCCCGAAGTACCTGCAATGCTGGCATTGGCTCGCACACCGGTAAGGGTGTACTTTTTGCCGTCAACAAAGTCCTCGATCTTGACCGATTCAAAACCAGTATCGGCCAGGGTATAGGTCACCTTTTCACTGCCCGGCGTGGTATCAACGGCTGACTGAAAACCCAGCGCCCGCAAGGTTGCATCACCCTCAGGCAACACCGTCGCAGAATAGGCCGCACCCGCACCGCGCAACCGGACCAGGCCGGCCAACGTCATCAACGTACCACCAAAACCGGCCTGTAATGGATTCATGCTGTCGGCGCTCTTACGCGCGATCATGCGCGCATTGGCATGAGACCATTGCGGCTCCTCGATCAGCACCGCATGATCGGCGCCCGTCAGTGCAACCGCGCCCTGATAGCTCGGTTCGACACCGATTAAAACGCGCTTATTTTTCAGCATTGCTTATCTCCTTAGATGGGTTTTTATTATCAGTGGCAGGCTTAACAGGCACACCATCCACCACCAGGCCACCCTTAACGGGAGCTGGCGTGGCGCGACGTTGAACCGGCTCAATATCCTTGGTTTTGTTTTCTGTTTTCTTTGTCATGCTTATGCTCCAGGGTCGTTATAGGCTCGGCGGTACTGTATATAAAACTCTTTTGTCATCATGGCCGTGGTCTCAGCGCCCTCGCCGTCGATGTCGGGCTCGCTGGCACCACCCTCACCGATCTGCTTGACGATCATGCTCAGCCCCAGCTGCAGGTCGGCCATCAATGCGACGATCACTTCTTGCTCGATCGTCGACAAACGCTGATCAGCGGTCTGCGTATCACTCGGCCGTGCGTGCATATCAATACTGACAGTCAACCACCAATAGGCTGCCGGCGTAATACTCTCATCGCCATCAGCCGGAACATTACCGCCACGATAAACCGACAGAAATTCATCAACATCATCAGGGATCACATGCACACGACCGCGCTCGATGTTGCCTGCAGTCGTTGTCAGCCCCGTCAGCAACGCGATAACACGATCGATAATCGTCTCGACTTTATTGAT